CCAAGAAAACTTCTAAAAAAGCATCTAAAAAAACTTCTAAAAAAGCATCTAAGAAAACTTCTAAAAAAACTTCCAAAAAAACCTCTAAAAAAGCATCTAAAACTATGAAAGGTTGTAAAAAAGCTTCTAAAAAAGCTTCTAAAAAAGTCCCCAAGAAAACTTCCAAAACTATGAAAAAACAATAAAAAAATATATTTATTTATATGTAAAAAAATGATTTCGGCATATTCCTGTCGATTTAAATAAAAAAATCAAATTAGATTAATTGGTATATAAAATGGAAAGAAAAATATAAATATTATAAATTAATCCAATCTAATTAATAAAAAAAAATTAAATATTTTGACTTTGTATTTGATTTGTTTCTGTCAAATCTATAAAATATGTCAATATATTATGTAGTTCACTAATATCTAAAATTACACAATGATTTATTTTTAGTAAATTAGATAATTCAATATTAATAACAAAATATTTACTAATTACTAATTTATTTGTTACTAAATATTTTAATACTATTTCATATAATTCTGAATATTTTATTGTTTTCTTTTTTAATTCAAAAAACTTTCTAACTTTGTTTTTTAAATTATATTCAATCGTATCATTTTTAATATCAATTTTAATATTTCTTGGTGTTACTGTCATAATAGATTTATTGTTTAATTCTATGTTTTTTTTATTATCAACAATAGTATCTGTGTCTTTTATTGGATTTTGAGATTTATATTTTTTTAATATCGAATCTAAAGCATCAATTTTGTATGCTTCTTGAAAATATTCTAAGCATTTATCCGAAACCTTTATTCCACATTCTGTAATTAAATATTTTATTGCTCTACCATTTTTAGCTATTTTACACGCTTCTTCTAAACATTCTGTTGTATACTTTCCTCCAAATTCTTTTAATTTTTTTATTGTGGTTAAATTGTCGTGTTTTGAACATTCTTTTATTAAAATATCTGTAGTTGGGATTATATCAAATTTATATGGATAATAACTTAGATTTGCACATTTGGCTAAGATTTCATTGTCTACTACAATATCATGTTTTTCTAAGTTATTAACGTAACAACCATGTTCTAACAATTTCATAATAATATGTCTATTAATAACCAATCCATAATCACACATCATATCAATAATTTCGGCAATTTGTTTTGAATTTGATGCTCCTTCTGGTCTAACATATGTTCTTTCTATTAATTTTGTTATAGTAACAATATCAGGTTGAATATCTTTTTTTTCAAGCATTAATAACATTAAATTTTTATCGTATGATGAAACAGATTTATTAAATATTTCTTTTTTTTGTTTAGAACAAATATGTTCAGAAATTAAAGGATAAATTGCAAATACAATTTTAGGTTTTGAAATAAATGTATTTAATATTTTTAATCCAATTTGGTAATTTTCTTTAAGCATCAAGTTAGTCTTGTTTTTCACAATAAATCTTATAATAATTTCATCAACAGATGAAATAAAACTTTTAACCATTTTATCCAAATATTTTGAAAACTCACCAAGAGTCATTAACATTAATATATGTTCAAAAGTTTTTAATTTTGGTTGATTTGTAATCAATAAATTAAAAAGAAATATTCTTTGACCATAATTTTGAATTATTTCCAAATTAATTAATTTAGTAATTAATTCGGGATCTAATACTTGTTGATTTGTTATTAATTGATATAATTCTGTGTCTGACATAAAAGTGAACATTGAATCAAACTTATTAATTTTAAATTTTTTTGAATTGGATAAAATGAATCTTTTAATATCTAAATGTCTTGTATTATAATGTTGAGATAAACATGATGAATAATGAAAACTTGATGTTAATCGTATAAATTCATTAAAATACGTCTCATCAATATTATCTGGAAATTTATCACAACGTTGAACAATTTCAATACAATGTTTATGAGAATTATCACATTGTCGTTTTATTTCTATAAGTTGACTTTTTATTTCAATTAATCCCAATGAATTAGGTTTAGTAATTGGGGTAATTGGAACTGATTTTGTTGTATCTGTTGAACCAAACATAAATATATATAATATTAATATTAATATTATTTTAATATAAAAATCAATTTTTTATTAAATGTCATCTCATATATCATCCCATAAATCATCATTTAAATTATTTTTTAAAGTAGAATCTTGTTTTGTACTTTGGCTTTGGCTTTGGCTTTGGTTTTGATTTATCTTAACCATAGTTTTGGCAGATTCTTCAAAATCTTTAAATTCATCATCAGAATCTACAAATTTCACATCAGCTTTTTTATTGGAATTTGGATCATTAGTTTTGAATACATTAACTATGTCATTTGGTGGGTCTCCATACGCGATTATATCACAATTTTTATGTTCAGCTTCAAAATCTCTTAAAGATATAACTACAAATGAACCTTCTGTTAGTCTTGGACCTTTTTTCATATATCCTGACAATTTTCCCAAACGAGTTATACCATCTGAACATAATACACTAAATGAACCGCCATGATTTTTTGTTATTTGAGCATACATTTGGTCAGATTCAATTTTATCAACCGCATCATATTTACCGAAATTTCTTTTTTGTTTTTTTGTTTTATTTCCTCCAGTTTTGTTTAATACCATATAATTTTATAATATATATACATATATAATATATTCTTTAAATATCAATTTTTTTATAAAAAATTTTAATTATATAAAATTGTTCTAATCAAATAAATAAAACATATTTTTATGCTTTTTTAGTAGTTTTTTTAACTTTTTTTTCTTTAACAGGTTCAACAGGTTCCACTTCAATTTTATTATTAACAATAACTTTTTTTTCTGGTTCTTCTTGTTTAACTTCTTTAACTTCTTGATTTTGTACAATTGGTTGGGGTTGAACTTGAGGTTGGGTTTGGGTTTGAACTTGTTCAGATGTATTTGCTCCAGTTTCTTCTACAACTTTCTTTTTAAGTATGACAGGTGCATCATCTTTTAAATATGTTCTATCAAATTTAGAATAAATTGCAGCATTATTTTTCAAGTTATATCCAACTGATTCTGATGCCATTCTTTTTCTATTAGCAGGTGTATCAGTTATGTGTGATATACCATGTTCTTTATCATCTAACCAAATTGAATAAAATGCTATTAGAATTGACAAAATATTCCAAGTACTTGACCAATCACCTTTATGATAACTTGAATTAGTAAGACAAATTTTAGTTCCAACATTATATCTACCAGATGGGGTTAACATATAATAATCAGGTGGTTCAGCAGGATATTTAGGACTATGAACAATTTTACCAATATATTCTCCACCTCCTCCCTCTTGACCAGTATGATAATCGGTGCCTTTTTGACCCTTAAGTAAAAAATACCAAATTAATGGATTTGATTCATCAGGATAAGCGGAACAATAATGTAAAGGTTGTTGAGATAATAATTTGACTTCGTTAGCAAGTCTTTTCTTTTGGATTATTGATGCCATTATAGATTATATATATAGTTTATATAACCAATTCCTAATTATATTATTTTTTTCAATTTTTTTTAATTCAATTTTTTGTATATATAAATTTGCACATATCAAATACTAAAAAAATTGAAAAATAAAATCAATGAAAACAATATAAAGATTAAAGTATATTAATACTTATCTAGAAATGTCAAACCAAGAAGAACAACAAATGGCTGAAACTAAACCCAGAATTATGACTGGATACATCCATTATGGAGAATCAGATGATTTAACTAAATTATTCGATATTCTCAATGAATTCAGAAAAAATAATGGGTTAAAATATTCTCATCAATCAAGAGCATCTATGGTATTCTTTAATGTAAGCTCTGAACATCTTGATGCATTTTCCAAAGTCAGACCATTTAAAATATCTAAATTTCAAACTAAATCTGAATATAAATGTGATAAGGAAACTTGTGACCAATTAATGGGACAAAAAGATTCATTTCTTAGAATGTTATGGGATGAAAGTTCTGGTGTTTTAACTTTCCTATCTAGAACTCCCTCAAGAGTTCATGGTAATCTTGTTAGAAGAATCTTTAAGGATTCTGGAGTTGAATTTCAAAGAGACAGTTATGTTGTTTTAAGAAATCCTACTACCGGAAGAAATGGTCAACAAGATGATGCGGATGAACAAGAAGCTAGTACTCCTGTTCAACAAGCTACTCCTGAAGGATTTCAAAGAGTAGAATCAAAAAGAACTAGAAAGCCAAGAGAAACTGTTGAATCTACTACAACCAGTACTACTCAAACTAAGAAAACTTCTTCTAAAGTTGTAAAAGAAGCTGATGCTGAACCTGAAACTAAACCCAAAGTTAGAGGAACTAAAACTACTAAAGCACCCAAATCAAATGCTTAAGAATAGTATTAATTTTATTTATTTAGATAAATTATGTTAAAATAATTTATTTATAAATTTTTATATCAAAAAATTGAAATCTTTTTAAATTGTATTAATCTAATATATATAAATAACACATAAACTTTAATATAATTACACACAATTAAAGTAAATATGTTCCAGATTGGAAGATTAGTATTATCAGATAGAAACATATATAAAATTAAATCTGGTACTAAACAGGTTTCAGCTAGAAAATGTATTGTGTTATCTGATTTAGTTCCAGATACTCTTGTTAAAACATCAAAAGAATTTGGAACTAAAGACGAATACATCAGGTTTAATCCTGAAACAAATACTATAACTGAAGGATTAGGTTTGGTTGGAACAGATTCGGCAGATATGGATATTTATTATCATTTGTTCACAAATAATTGGGAATCCAAGTCAAAATATTCAAGGTTATGGGATGAGTATCTAACCAATTCAAATCATGTGGATTTGGTATTAGCTTGTGGTAAAATAAGAACAGAATATACACAACAAGTTATCACAATAGACCCATTGGGTTCTATAGATTTAGATGATGGTTTTAGTTTTAATTATAATGAAGAATATTGGAATTTGGATATTCATATTGCAGACCCAATATCTTTATTTGATTTTACAAATCCATTATTTATCAGAATATTTAAAGAATTAGAAACAAGATTACAATCTTGTTATATTTCCCAATCAACCAAAACAGAACCAACACACTTACTTCCTCCCAATGTTGTTAATTTGGTTAGTTTGCTAGAAATTAAATCAGATTCACCCATCCAATCTAGAAGAGCAATTAGTTTTTGTTTCCAAATATCTAAACGAACCAATTCAATTGAATCATTTAATATAACCCATACAAACCTATCTAATATAAAAAATTATACATATTCACAATATGATGAATATGTTAATTCAGTTTTTAATACGGGATTAAAAACCGAATTGGTTGGGCTTACAAATGTGTTGAAAAAAATTATTGGGTTAGATGATTTAGTTTGGGAGGATTTGGTATTGTCAAATGATATTTCACACCGAATGATTGAAATATTTATGATCCTGACAAATTGGTATGGAGGTAATTGGCTTATTAATAATTATTCCAAATCAAATACCATAATTAGAACTCAAGATAAAAAAGATTTGGGAGAAAATTTTGATATTGGGTTAGTACCAGAGTATGCACGTCCATATTTATCTGCATCTGCCAATTATATTCAATTGGCAAATTCAATTAACCAAAATCACTATTCATTAAATATTAATAATTATGCACATCTTTCTTCTCCAATGAGAAGATTTATTGATATGCTAAATCATATGGGATTTTATGGATTAGATTGGATTGAAATTATAAATTCTCATAAAATTGATATAAATTTAGAAAAAATAAATTCTCAAATTAAAACTCAAAAAAAAATATCAAATGGGTGGAAATTGGTACAATTTGTTAAATCTCATCCAGAATCTAACAAATTTAGAGCATGTTTATTTGATTGGGTAAAAATTAGTACACCGAATCAAAATAAACTGACTGGTTTATTAGTATTGTCACAAGAAGAATTTGGTTTTATTTCAATGGTTAATGTGGAATTACCTCAAATTGATTTAACACAAAATTTAACTAAATATATGGAATGGGATATTGAATTATATTATAATTCAACGAATTTTAAATCTACAAAATTTCCATTTTCTATAAAAATCATTCAATAATTTTTTTTAACATTATTATATATTTGTTTTAAGGTTATACTTTGATAATTATTAACAATTATATCAATATTTTTTTTTCTAATGTAATTATTTATTTTTTTCCAAAATTTTATTACTTAATATTTTATTATAACTATATTGATAATCGATATTTATTGCTTTGATTTTATTTGGTAAATATATTACACCTTTTTCGGTGAAATCTGGGACACCCAGAATACCTAAAAAATGTAATTGCACTCACAAGAGCGTGATAATACTTGACCCGTATTTATTATTTGTAAATTTTTTATTTAATGTTATTTCAGGTGGGTTACTATCTTTTGTTAATTTGAAAGACCTTCTATATCTTAGAGGTCTTTCTTTAAATTTTATATGATGATTTACTATTTTTATCATATTATTTACTGCATTCTCATCACGGTTTATACATCCACTTTGTTTGTTTTCCATCTTAAATGTTAAAACTGAATGTAATTTCCTTTCTTTTCTTTTTGTTTCATCTTTGTTATTATCCATCATATATAAATTATCACAAGGCTCTTCAGTTATATGATGTAATTTTGAGGTTCTAAATTCATCTAAATTATACATTTTAAAGTTGTTTTGAATTAATCTTTTAATTGCTATATTAGGTGTGGACATATTTCCTTTTTTACAACATCCTTTACCTACAGAAGCATCTCCATAACAAATTATAACATCCTTACCAAATTCTTTTTTTATTTCTTTAACTAATTTTGTGTCAGCGTGTTTTCTATTTAAATATCCATACCACTTATATTTTCTAAATATTTCTTTATTATACTTTTCAAATAATAAACTATTTATTCTGTTTTTGTTAGATATAAAATTTTTAAACTTTTCA